GTTGAGGAAGCCGTTCGCCGGGTCCAGGATGTCCTGGCCTCGGGCGTGGTAGCTTGCCTCGGCGCGACCGACAACAGGGAAGGTGAAGCTGCGACCCGACCCGATGGTCTGGACGTCAACTTTGCCCTCCATCATGGTCTGGGTCTCGAAGGTGTTCAGGACTCGGCCTGCGTACATCTTCAGGAAGAGAGCCTCAGCGTCACCAGAAAGGTTCTGCTGGCCGAGGAGGTTCGGGCTGGAGTTAGCCATAATTCGTGGAGTCTAAGAGTGGGAGAGAGAGAGGGATGAATGGGGTTGAGCCGCATCCAGATACTTTCCCTTCGCGTCCTCACTGGAGTCGCTCGTAAGCGCAGTGCTGCTACGGGTTTTCTCGGGGATTCGTGCTCAGTCGAATCAGGCGTCAGCCGCGATGTCGAGGCGAACGTCATAAAGCACAATGCCTTCACCGGACTCGAGGTCGACAGCGACCTCAACGGCGACGGCACCAAGCGACTCAAGGTCCGTGGGGCGGACGGCAACGAAGACGTACTCTGCGGAGTCGCAGAAGTCGACAACACCGCCCCAGGTGTCGATGGCGTCAGAGACAGCCGTTCCATCGCGCGAGATCTCGACGGCAACGCCGGGGAGCCAGTTGGTATCACCAGCCGTACGGAAGCCAACGGTGAACGTGGTCGCGTCGGTGGTGCTCTTCTTCTTGTACGCGAAGCGGAGTACAGGGTCGCTGGAGGCGGTGAAGTCCGCGCCAGCGTTCGAGGAGATCGTCAGGGCCGCGTTGGTGCGGTCCACCTTGACGGCTCGGTTCGTGATGAGCTGGGCCTCAAGGGCGTTGCTCGGGTCGAGGGGGGTAGCCATTTATAGCAGGGGGTAGGAGAATGTCCGCGGTATCACGCGGCGGGGGGTGCTTGGCGCAGCCTTCGGGCCACACCAGTGCTTGCAGGAACGCTGATCCCGCCGAGAAGTCCGGCGAGCAGCAGGTCGATGATGGGGTTGCCAGTCAGGGGGCTGCTCTGGGCAACCGCCGTCATGGCCGCGGTACGGTCCTTCACCGTGTCCACGATGTCCTTGGCCGACGCCTTGGAGTCCGAGAGCAGGAGGTCGATAGCCTTCTGGGCCTCGACCTGGACCGTGGCAAGTGCCTCGTCTCGCTCGGCCACAGAACGAGACTCGTCTTCGAGGATCTCAAGGATCTCCTCTTGACGGTCTGCCTCGACCTGTTGGAAGCGGACAAGAGCTTCCCGTTGAACACCAGCGAGAGCCTCGATGTCACCGGGCATGACGCAGGAGACGACGGAGAGGGCAAGGATGGGGATGAGGGTGAGACGGATCATTTGGTACTCCCGTTGATGATGCCCATGGAGATCGAGCGGTCGAGCTTCCGCATGACGAGGTCGCGGAAGGACGGGTCGCTCATACGCTTCGTGTCCGCCAACGCCTCGTTGAAGTCGCTCTCGGTCTCGAAGTATGAGCCAGCGTCACTCGCAACCGTCGAAGCCTGGACCATCGTCTGCCCCGCCCCGCTCTGGGCGATGAGGGACTTGAGGGCCATCGAGGAGATCTCGACGTCAGTCGACGCGAGCTGCTGGTTGACGTTGGCCTTCTGGGCTTCCGTCAGGTTGTCCGCCGCCCACTGGAGGGCCTGCTGTGCGAGCTCCTGCCCGCCGGCTTCCTGGACGACCTTGTTGGTCCGGTTCTCTGCGGCGACGACTTCGGCAGCTAAGAGACGGTCAGCAACTGAGCGGCTGTGACCGTTGGCCTCGAACTCCGCGTAGTGCTCCTCGGTGAACTGCCCACCATTCGCGACGACTTCGCCGACGATGCGGTCGTAGTCCTTCTCGAAGAAGTCATCTACAGACCGTTGGGCTGGAACATCTTCCACCTTGAGGTCCATCTGGACCGGAGTGCTCTCCTCCGTGCCCGCTTCTGACGCGGGGACATCAGCGGGATGCTGTTCTTGTACGGGAGCTTCTTGGACTTGCGACTCTTCTTCGGGCTCGGAAGACTCAATTTCTACGGTGGTCATCAGGTGAGATAGGCAGAGGGAACGGTCGCGGTTTCAATCGCGAGACCGCGGTCAATGAAGGATGTGTAGTAGTTGTCCGCGAGCTCATACCCGATCCGGAGTCCACCCTCAGCACTGAAGTGGTAGTTGTCCTTCCCGGTGTGGCGCTCGGAGATGTTCGTCGGCTGGATCGAGAAGCTGGTGCGGTAGTCGGATCCTTCGAGGGCTGCGGCGATCGAGTTCTGACCCACCATCTGCCATCGCGAGGAGCCGTTCTCGGACTCACCGAGCTCGGGGGTCTTCACGGGGTTCATCACCATGACAGGAATGTTCGTAACAGAACACGCGGTCTCGACTGCGTCGATAAGGTCGACCACCTCTTGGCCGTACTGCTGGGCCGGTCGGTTGTTGGAGCCGTTGTCGGCGAAGATCGGGGAGGTGGACTTGTTGTAGTCCGTACGGCACTCGGTGCCACCGGTCATGATGATGATGCCAGCGAGCCAAGCGTTGTCGCCATCCGTGGTGATGATCTCGTTCAGGGCAGGCTTCAGGTACATATCGTGGAACTGCTCCCACAAGGTGACCTGGATGGCCGGGTTCTCATCCTTCGAGGCGAGGGCGTTGGCCGACCAAGACAGGCGGCGGAAGGCTGCTGCTGCCTCAACAATGGCTGCGCCACTCTGCGCGGAGATGACGAACTTCGGGACGCACGGGCCACCGTCGGCGTCCTTGAAGACACCGTTGTAGACCATGTACTGGTTGAATCCGTAGAGCGCGTTGGTGTCCCGGATGAACCCGTTGGTGTGCTGGTTGAACGAGTAGCCGTCGACGGGGGCAGCACGCTCAGACTGGAGGCCGTGGGTGAACGGACCAGCCGCGGAGAACGTGGCAGCTCCGAACCCAAAGGCGGAACCAGACTGCGCCAGGGACGCTCGGGGTCGGCAAGCACCAGTGGCCCAGTTGAACCCGGAGGTGCCGGTGGTCTGGTAGGTGCGTCCCTGCTTGTCGGCGGCGGTGCCGAGCTTGCTGTACGTCGGGGACTGCACCCAGTACGATTCCCAATCACTACCGCTGCCGGGCTGGGTGACAGCCGTGGTCGAGCCAGCGTGCTCCTTGATGCAGTAGTATTGGTTCGTGGGTCCGGTGCCACCGTTGGCGACCGAATCACCAGGAGAGAAGCCGGTGTCCGCCCAGGGCGCTGCCTCGACCTGATACGTGAACTGGTCCCAGACCTGGAAGAGTGCTCCGGCGTCGGGGAGAGCTGCCGTGAGGTTCGGGTTGAAGGTCCGCTGGAAGTTCTTGCAGTGGTAGCGGTAGTCCTCGCTGACGAACTGGTCTTCGCCGTCGTGCGCGTTGGTAGTCCCCATCGCAAAGGAGTCGCCGATCACGAGGAACACGGGCACGTTGTCGTTGCTCGTGGCGAACCTGACGGAGCCGTCCGAGGTTGAGGTGAGGTTGACTGAAGTCATGGGGTCACTGAGAGGGTTGGGCCGCTTGGCTCATGGCGTTGACGGCGTTCGGTGCGGCCCTCTCTGCGAGAGCCATCATCTGCGCTTGCTGCTGGTCGGCAGCAATTTCTTCGGCAGATTTGAGGAGAGTGTCGGCGTCCAAGCCGACGGAGGTGAAGATGGAGAGAAGGGTCGCACGCTCATCCAGCGCACGCATGACGGACTCCGGGCCGAGCACCTGCTGTGCAATGGCTCCGGCTTGAAGGAGTTTGTTGGCTGTCTGTCCACGACTGATGGCGTCGAGACCCGTGATGATGATCGGCTCCACTTCCTTCGGGAGCTCGGGAACATCCTTACGTGCGAGGACCTTGCTCAACAGGAAGTCCACGATGGGACGCTGGACAGCGGAGGCGAGGGAACTGTAGACACCGCCGAGACCATCCTCGAGCTCCTGGATGACCGACCGAACCTCTTCGGCTGTCACGCGCTCCGCTTGACGCTGATGCGCCATGAGGAATGCAAGCTGGAGTCGGCTCTCGATGGTGACGGCACGGCGCTCGGCCACGCTGAGGTCCGCGTGCTTGTCGAGCCTGAACGCTGAGACGTCCTCTGCCTGACCCTGACGCACCGCCCCGTTCGGAGCCGTGGCAACAGTCCGCGGGGTGATCGCGGCACCGGGCCGGACCAAGAGGAGGGTCTTGGCTGCAACCAGCGCACTCTCCGTGATGGACCTCGAGAGGGCCTCGAGTGACAGCAGGTCGCCGTCGTACTCCTCGATGTAGCCTGAGCCGTAGGACTCACCGGAGATCGCGTTGAACCGCAGGGGGATCAGGGGGAGCTTCTTCTCCGTGTAGACCCGCTCGAATACGGTGACGTCTGCGATCTGCTGGAGGAACTTGTACGACCCGTTGGGCTGTCGGATGGCCCCGGTGTACATGGACACGCTCTTCGTCGTGTTGCTCCCGGTGATCTCGGAGGTGTCCTTGGCATCCGCGAGTTGGGTCCCCTTCGGGACGAGCTCAGCGGCCCGCATCTTGTCGATCATCTGGTGGATGACGACATTCACGAGGTTGCCTTCAGGGTCCCGCTCGACCGTGAACTTCCTCAGGTCCAGCATCTGGACGCCATCGTCCGAGACGAAGACGCACGCATTGCCGGCCACGAGGAGATGCTTCATGGCCTCCGACATGACCGAGCGCCAACCGCCGGTCTCGAAGGAGATCCGTGTGGACTCCTCGATGAGGGAGAGGTTCTTCTCGATCTGGGCCTGGACCTCTGCGACCGTGTCGGCCCCGCCGGCCTGAGTGGCGAGCGCCTTCTTCGCGAAGGGGCTGAGCTGTAGGCGGAAGAACGGGGTGGCCGTAGGGAACAGGCTCAGCGCGAGCTTGGAGCTCAGCGAGTTCACTCCTCGAGCCCCCACGCTCGAGTAGTTCTGCGGGAGCTGGTCGCGACCCGAACCCTGAGGAGGCAGGAGTGCGGGGATCGTCAGCGTCGAGGACCTGTACGCCCTCTGTAGGAAGGAGGATCGAATGTCTGTCCCCTTCCTGTAAAGCGCGGAGAGGTCAATCATCAGATGCGGAGGGAGGGGACCTGGAGGCGGAACTTAGACAACGTAGAAGCACCCGCTGCCTCTTCGACAGCGGGTGACTTGCGTGCCGCCTTGGCGACCTTAGGGATGCTCGCTACCGGAGCGGCGGCTGGCGCTGGCGTCGGCTGAGGTGGAGCTTCTATCTTCGGCGCTGAACACATGGGAGTCCTCCGAGTAATCGGGGGTCGGGAGCTGCGCCCCGAAGTGCTCAGCGATCCATTGGATCACCTGCTGTCGACCCTCGCGGAGGGCTAAGTTCCAGAGCCACGTATGTTGGTTCGGGTCTGGGTAGAGGTCACCTGGGGCGGTGTAGGGGAATTGGTGTACGAGCTCCTTGAGGAGCCCTCCTTCAGGTCGTGCGCCCATTATGTACTGGGAGTGGGGTCAGAGGTGTAGAAATCCACCATCAGCCAGGGCCTGGGGGCCGTGTCCGGGTGGGTGAGGTAGGCCATGGTCGCGTTGGTCATGGCCGCGACTTCGTCCAGATCGTGCTGCTCGAAGGCCGACACGATCCTGTACCAGAGATCCTCGACCTCGTGCTCGTACACACGACCGGGGATCTCGAGGCTCTCGTCGAGGAATTTGGCGGCGGTCTTGTTCCCGAAGCGGGGGCACCCCTTGTAGCCGTCCGTGGCATCGCCGGCCATCGTCTGCTGGAGGTGGAACCAGCGGGCCTCCTCGGGCGTGTGGTGTACCAGAGCCTTGGGGAGCATCTCCGTGTCCAGGTGGATGAACGGCGCGGGGATTGTGAGGAAGTCCTTGTCAAGGCTCACGATGACACCCTGCCCGTCACAGGCAGCAGCCGCGAGGAGGTCGTCGGCCTCGTACTTCTCCTTCATCGTGCATCCAAGTTCGATGATGTACTCCTTCAACCTCGCGTAGCACAGAGGCTTACGGTCGGTGCGGTTCGTCTTGTACGGTCGCCAGACTTGCCGCCTCCAGTTCTTGGAGCCGCTGAGGAACAGCTCGTGGCCCTCCGCGGTGGATCCGAACTCCTCCAGGTCCGAGAGGAGCTTCGACAGGATGCGGTGGAACTTGTCCCTCGCCTCCTCGAAACTTGAGAAGAGGATGTGCTGGTCTGGTCCGAACTGTTCCTCCCGTTCCACGGCCTTGGTGGCGCGGTGCAGGAGAACGTCGGCGTCGATGAGATGCTTCATTGGTGTCAGTGGGTTGAGGCCCAGTTGGGGCCGAAGTGGGTATCACCCGCGAGATCCAGTCGGAGCCCGAGAGCCTTTGAGGTCCGCGTGAACGCTGCGTCCACCGCGTCAGTATAAGCGTCTTGGAGTTTGGGGTCAAGACTGGCTTGGATCTCATCGTGAACGTGAGCCACCATGCACCAGTCCTTGCCCGGAGTCATGCCCCGCTTGATGCACTCCTCCTCGAGGAGCACGGTCCACCAGCGGATGACAGTAGCACCCGCGGATTGCAGCAGAGTGTTGAGCGCAGCGTGGCTGTGCCGGATGGCAACTCGCCGTCCGTCGAGGGACTTCAAGTTCCCCGTGGTCCTGCGGAAATGCTCGAGGGCTTTGAGGAGAGGGTCCATTCCCTTGATCTCGTTCGCGAAGGCCCGACGAATTGCACGCCCGAGGACCCGCGAGCCGCCGTTGATACGGCCCAGGTTCTCGTCCCCACTGCCGTAGAGTATGGCGTACGTGCTTCGCTTCCCCTCGGAGCGTGATACGTTCACACCCTTGACGGTGTTGAATGCGTCCGCGTGGCGCTGGTGAACGTCACCGTTCGCGACCTCGTCCGCGTAGACGCCGCCGTCCCACTTGGCGAGGTAGTGTCCAAGCATCCGGAGCTCGAGACCGCTGGCGTCGGCACCGGCCATCACGTGGCCCTCGTACGGAACCCAGAGGGAACGGATCTCCCGACCCCAAGGCTTGGAGATGCTGCACGAGTTCCCGAGGTTCGGGCGGGAGTGAGCGCACCTGTGGGTGATCGTACCCACGTGAGTGCAGCGCCCGTGGACCCTGCCGTTGACCGCCATGTTCAGGTAGGAGCCCTTGCCGTTCTCGAGGATCCCGATGCGTGCGTTGAGCACGTAGAGCTCCGCAGCCAGCTTGGCCTCGTCGTAGATGTCAGCGAGCTCCAGAAGGATCTCCTCCTGCATGGCTGGACGCATCTTGCGATCGTCCGTAAAGCGGGCCGGCACCCAGCCGTACTTCTTCTCAAGGCGGCGGGCGAGCTCGAGACGACTGCCAGGGTTGAACGGGACGAGGCGGTGGTCGACCATCACGCCCTCATCGTTCCGGCGCTGGGTCCGCTTGCCCGTACGCACGTTGGTCTTGTAGAGCTCCTTGCGGGGCGGGAACGCCTCGTGGAGCATCCGCTCAAGCTCGAGCTTCCGCGGGATCATACGTGCCAGCAGATCCTCCGCGGCCTTCTCGTCGAACCCGAGGCCACGCTCCTCCATGTCGAGGAGCATCAAGGCGAACTTGTGCTCGAGGTCACAGGTCGAGTAGCCCATCGCCTCGGAGTCCGGCATCAGGGGCTCGAGGTACTGGAAGAGCTGGCGTCCCACGACGACATCCTGGAGTCCGTACTTCAGCATCTCGGCGTCGAGCACGGAGAAGTCACCGACGTAGTCCAGCTTCTCATCACCGCCGTCGAGCCGCAGTCCCCACGCTCTGAGCGAGTGGGACCCGATGTTCTTCCGATGCGGGGAGCCCGCGGGCCACAACTCGTAGTCCTGTTCCCGGCGATCGCTGAAGGCGAGGCGGGCCATGACGAGAGTGTCGAGCACCTTCTTCGGCTTGAGGCCGGCGAGGCGTGCGAGGTGGGGAACGTCGAAGCCCAGCGCGTTGTGCGCGATGATGACCTCGGCGTTGTTCAAGATCTCAATCGCGTCAGCGATGGTGCCATCACGGGGAAGGGCGGGGTCGTCGTGGAACCCGAGGACCGGAGAGTCCGTCGAGTCCGCGTCGGCCAACGCGATCATGTGAAGGGCGTGGACGGTCTTGCCGTACCCGTCGGGGTTGTCGACGAGCGCGGTGGTCTCACAGTCGAATACGATTCTCTGCATGGTGGATGATGTCCTGGGCAGCTTGCCCGATGGTGCTGTCGTTCTGAATGTCGTGGTCGACGTAAGTGAGGAGCTCGGTGGTGTTCTGTTCGCTGGTGTGGTCGTTGACGGGTCCATGTCCGGTGCGGTTGATCCCGAAGATGAGACCGCCGCAGTTCCTCTGGACGTAGGCGAGTTCGTTGGCGTACCGCAGATCCGTGAAGACGGCCTTCGGTGGGATGCCGAGCTCCTCGACCCGGCGGACCCAGAAGTCCTCGTCGAGATCCCGCATCCACTGCCCGATATTCTGGAGCTTCTCACGGGTGAACTCAAGGTCCCGTCTCTTGAAATACTCGAGGACGCTGAGGTCCTTCTTGTACACAGGGTCGACGGAGAGGAGCATATCTTTCACCGCATCCCCGAAGGCCACCCGCTCGTACCCGAAGTTATCGACGAGCTCTTGGGCGATTGCATCTTTACCTGTGCCTGGGTAGCCGACGAAGCCGAGAGTGCTCATGCGAAATCCGTCCCGTCGAAGTCGTTGCAGGGAACCATGCGACCGGTCTCGGCCACGTACTTCAGCTTACCCGCAGGACCCGTGGCCCCGCTGTACCTGTTCTTGAGAACGCGCAACGTCGACACGTTACGTACGCTCTCGTCCTCGGTCTGCTGGTCCCGTTCAATCCCGATGACCAGATCCGAGAGCTGGGCGAGCGAGGCGGACCCGCGGAGCTGGGAGAGGGAGACCTGTCCACCGTCCTCGTGCCCCTTGCCTTGCGGGCGCTTGAGGTGGCTGACGAGGAAGAGGACGATGCCTGTCTCCTCGCAGAGCTTGCGGAGCTTGGTCATCATCTCGTCGATGGCCCTCCGCTCATCGTCGGTGTCGAGAGAGGAGACGATGATCGACACGTGGTCCAACACCACGCACCGGACATCCAGTCCCTTGGCTGCGAACCGAATGATCCCGCAGATCTCATCGAAGTCTGAGGACCCGAAGCCATCAAAGACGAAGAGCTTGTCGCCCCACTCCTTGTGCGCGGCCTCGATGAGCGGCTTGGTCTCAGGCCCGTGCTCGATCGTCAACGGCTTGTTCGCGTGAACCGAGTACACCCCGCGCGTCGAGCGGTAGGGGTCCGCCTCGAGAGCGATGAGCGCCACCGACTCCCCGAGAGAGAGGCAGTGCGCCGCGATCTCTGAGCAGAACGTGGACTTACCGACTCCCGAGCCGGCGGTCAGCATGATGAGCTCGCGCCCACGGATGCCTCCCGTCTTCTCCTGGAGACCTTCCCACGGGTAGGGTCCGATCTCGGTGACGTACCGCTCGGTGGCTCGGGTGAGGAGGTCATCCCCGGAGAGTAGGGAGGTCGGCGTGTACCGTTGGGAATCCCAGATGGCCCGGTAGAGCTCGTCACCCCGACGGGCCTTCAGCATATCCGAGGCGTCCTTCAGAGGGAGGCGTGCGATGCGGAGCGTGCCGGGCTCGAAGAGATCCTTGCACTCCTCGACGGCCCGCCGGCCAGCCTCGTCCTCGTCGAATGCGAGGATGACCTCCTCGAAGTTCTGAAGCCAGCGCAGCTCACGTTTCAGGTACTTCCGCGCCGTTCCGGCACCGTGAGGCAGAGAGACCACCGGATATTTTCCACCAAAAACTTGGGCCACGGAGAGGGCGTCGAGCTCCCCCTCGGTCACGATGACCATACGACCATCGGGCCTCACGCGGGTCTTTCCCCAGAGCCCAATCTTGCTCGAGTCACCGAGGGTCACGAACGTCTTGCGCCCATCATCGTCCAGCATCCGGAGCTTCTGAGCCACAACAGTTCCACTGTCATCCTCCCACGAGGCGACCTGCACCTCGCGTCCCTTCCATTGGCCGAAACCGTAGCCGTACTTCTGGGCGATCTTGCGGTCGATGTTCCGATTCCCGATGGGGCGGATCTCGATGCCGGGGATGAGCGTGCTTGAGGCGGTCTTCATGAAGTCGGAGGTGTGGTCAGGGGTGTGGGAGGACCCACCGCTGGGGTGGTGTCCGCAGGAGAAGCAGTGGCCGGAGCCGGTGTCGTCGGTAGCGAAGCCTCGTCGGGCTCCGCACTCAGGGCATTCGTTTCGCGTGTTCTGTAGCGGCATAGTGGGCGATGCAGATGGCGACGGCCATCCCGTCGTGGGGTTTCTTTGAGCGTGGTGTCGGAAGGAGCGAGAGCTCCGGGTGGTGGTGTTCGACGAAGGCGGCAGCTCCGGCCTTGTCGTGTGCGAAATCCTCCCCGAGGACGTACCGCTTCCAGACCCTGGGGACTACGAGTCGGCATTGGATTGCAAGTCCATGCACAACTGCAAGCAGTCCGCCGTAGTTAGAGCCGAAGCGGAACGTCGAGGCCACACCCTGGCCGGGCATGGATGAGACCCGCTCGACTATGACAATGTCGGGAGCCCACTCGAGGAGGAGGGGGTGGAAGGTACGCCAGTCGATAGGCGATCCGGCGTCCTTCCACTCCTCTTTGGGGAGTAGCGGCATCACACGGGCAGACACCGTGCGGGGGGTGAGGAGTGCGATTCCTCCTGTCTGCCCAGGGTCGATGCCGACTACTCTCATGCGAAGTCCATGTCGGAGGCGTCGGAGTCGACGGTGAATCCTTCGGTGTTCAAACCGGAGAAGTCGTCGACGGGATCCGAATCACGGAAGACAGGCTCGCGAACTTGGACAGCCCGGAGGCGTGCCGAGGTGCCGAACTGACCGGCCATGTAGTAACCCGAGAGGTCGAACGAGGCCACAACCTTGGTGCCTCGGGTCATCCGCTTGAGGACTTCCTTCGGGACCACCTTACCGGCGGTGTCCACAACGGGGACGGAGACGGCGACGAGCTCACCGTTGCGACGGCGGTGTGCCTTGGTGGTCAGCTTGAAGTGGACCATGCCGGTGGCGTGGCCCTCGCTGTCCTCCTCATCCTTCATCGGAGTGATCGAAGGACGTCGACCGATCTTCTTCTTACCGAGCTCTTGAGCGTACTCGGTGTAGAGTTCCTCGGCGTCAGCCTCGATGGACTGGATGAACTCCCCGTTCTCCTCGGGATCGAGGGTCACGGTCAAGGAGTACGAGCCGAGCTCGTCGGACGAGTCGAAGTGCTTGGGCTCCGCAAGGGTCAGGAAGTAGGCCGAAGCCTCGGGAGTGAAGAGCTTGGTGCGCTGAACGTAGATGCGTTGGTTGGACATGATTAGGAAAAGAAGTAGGTGGCGTGTGCCAGATTGTCGAGGTTGAGGTCGCCCTTCATGGGCACTTCCGGCAGAACCGTTCCCGCCGGGAGTTGAATCATAGTCTCCTGTCGGAGCTGTTCAAGGATGTCTTGAGAGAAAACTTCAATGTACGCCTCGCGGAGTGTGACTGCGAGGGTGGGTGCGTCAGCGGCGTGGACTGCAAACGAATCGTGGATGGCCTGGAAGCCGACGATGCCGCGGTCGAACGCTGCGTTGATGGTAAGTGTAGCCGCCGCAGCGTCTGCGCTGTGTACCAAATTCGGGGAAATTGCGTTAGAGCTCTTATTCTTGTCCACGATGTCGACGTCATCGAAGACCTGCACCTTGACCCGACGGCCCGCAGACACGGTGATGCTGCGTCGGTTGCTCTTCCGATAACGCTGAGAGATCTTCAGGCCCGTCGGGGCCATCCAGCTCATGTGGACGTTGTGCGCTGCCGCGATCTCAGCGGTCTCCCGCAGGAAGTCCATGACCTTCTTGGCCCCGGATGTCACCTCGAGAAGGGACTCGCGGATCACACGGGCCAGCCAATCGCACGCCTTGTACGTCGACCGGGCCGGGAAGGGCTCGGACTTGAAGTCCAGCCCCCGCACAATCTCGAAGTAGAAGTCTGAGATGTACCCCTGGTGCGAGTGCGGCTGGCTACTGTACGGAACTGTCATACAAATTCTCTTGCTGGCCTTCCGGGGAATGGTCCCGCCGCAGAGCCGCAGCCAAGCGTCCGCGATCTCCGCGTAGTCCCCACCGGAGCGTACCTCGGCCTTGAGCCTCTCGGTGGCTCGGTCCGACACCACCCCGTAGATGTCCGCGGGTGCGTCGGTCTTCACACAGTTCGTCGCCAGAGCTCCGATGGGATCCCGGAGCATGAGGCTCATGCATTGGAGACCGTTCGCCGTCCCGTCCATCGCGATGGGAATCTTGGACTCGAAGGAGAGGCTCGGGTTCTGGAGGTACTCGCCGGCCTCGAGGCACCACGCCAGGAATGCCCACGGCTTATCGGCCTCGGCCCACCAGCGGCACTCCAGCGGGTCCTCGTGGACTGCGATGATCTCCTCCCTATGGTCGTGCGCCCATTGGACACGGTCCTCGAGGGACACCTTGTCCTCACCCCAGCAGTTCGCACCGTGGATGAGGAACCAGTCCGCCGCTGCCTGTGTCCCGAGGGGACGAGCAACGTGGAACCGGGTGAGGCTCCGCTCGTAGTCCGGACCCTGCGGGTTGAGAGCCGAGGACTGCGGGTAGATGCGACCACGGAAGTCGATCCCGTGGACGAAATAGAAGGCACCCTTCTTGTCGTACAAGTCGGCGAAGAACAACGTCCTCCCGTAGGTGGCACGGAGACGATCCCAGGCGATCCGATCCCTGGAGTAGCGGCGCATCGCGTTCGAGTAGGCGCGCCAATCATCCCCGCGCTCCTCCTTCACCTCGTCGCCGGGGTAGTCCGGCTTCACGGGAGCTTCGACCGGCGGGATCTCGAGCTTTGTGTACGAGCTCCAGCCGGCCTCTACGGCCTCGCGGAAAACTTCGAGCACCGCACCGTTCACCTCCCACTGCGTGGACTGGAGGTGGTTGAGGGCCTTGTAGACGGACGGGCAGTTGGAGTCCTCCATCCCTCGGACCTGCACCGAGGACCGCGTGGACATCACCGGCTTGCGGACCACGAGGTTCGCGTAGAATCCACCGTCATGTACCCCGGTCCAGGGGAGCGGCGGTTCTGTGATGGGCAGCGAGAGGGGCGTGACCTCAGCGTACATGGCCTCGACCCCCGCGAGATTTTCGAGGAAGTCCTGTGTAAAGCGGACGTATACGGAGTTCTTCCTCCGGCCACGTACGCCGTGGTTCACGATCCTCTCGGACTCGAAGATGTCAGGACAGGCGTTGAGGAGCAGCTCGAGCATCGTGGTCCCCATGAGGATGTTCTCCTCTTGGTTGAACGGCTCGACGTAGGTGTGGTCCGAGGAGTTCTTGATGCTCGCCAGAACCTCGCGGTACTCCCGGCTGTTCCGCCTCTTGAGCTTGGGAAGCCACTCACGCACGAGGCCCATCATCCGGGGGTTCGCCTTCGTCAGGCTCTTCATGTAGTAGAAGTCACCGATGGCCCGCCCCACGGCGCGGCGGGTCTTCGTGATCGTCGAGCTCCCGTTCTTCGCGATGTCGTTGATAACACACTCGAGCGTGATAGCGGTGAGGACCGTGACGTCGGCCTCCCGCATGAGGGCTTGGACCTCCTCTCTCGGAGTGTACGCCTCCTGTCCCCGCTTGCGCCACGAGGAGGTCTTCGAGAACTTCCGAGCGGAGATCAGCAGCCTCCGCGAGATCTCCGTGAGGACGGCAGCGCCCGGCCCAGTCTGTGTGAAGAGGCCGAGCTCCTTCATGGACTCGGTCCTGGTTGGTCCATCTACCCGTCTCATGTCGAGGGCGAGGGCGTAGATGTCGGCGTCTGTTTCAGAGTAAGTCATGAGAGGTGGTTGAGGGCGGCGATGTCCGCGGAGGTGGTGTGTGTGTAGGCCAGGGTGGTGGCGATGTCGGTGTGCCCCATCACCGCCTGAACGGTGGGCAGGGCGACCCCGGCATTGATGAGCCGCGTGCAGAATGCGTGGCGGAACTGATAGGCTTGGACCCTCGGGAACTTGCGACCGAAGGAGTCGGCGAAGGCGCGGACCAGCGAGTCAGGGAAGAGTCTACCAGTCCGCCCCTCCAGCATGGCGATGATCTTCTTCGAAACCGGGACCAGCCTGGAGATCTCGTAGCCTCCC